ATGGAACTCGTCATTCTGGCGATCCCAACACCTCCTGTGGCAACACGATGCTTCAAGGATTGGCTATTGTTTTTTGTGTAGCCTATCATCACTTTTCTTCCACTGGTGTATGGTTGAAACCAAAGGAATTGTATGAGACATATAATTTGGCAATTCTTTTGTTGGGTGATGACAACCTCGGTGTCTCCGAGGAAAGTCTTTGGACCAAGATCAACCTAGTTGGTTTGCTAGCTAAACTGGGATTGAACCTCGAGCCTAAAATTCATGTAGGGCCGAAGGCAAAGTACGAAGCGAGTTTTTGTTCATCTAGATTTTACCCTGTAAATAATTCAAAAGGTGAAGCTGTCGTAATCTTGGCCCCTCCAATTGGGAGGGTGGTATCAAAGGGTGGGTGGTATGTCAATCCCCCTGCCAACATGGATTTGCAACGGATTGTAGCAGGTGATGCACGTGGGAGGTTGATGGACGTTTCTGGCGTACCATTTTTAAACACCATGTGGAAGCGATGTATCGAGCTTACCAACACCGTCCGTCCAAATGACGTTTTCATCACTCCTGAGATGAGACGTACAATACTTCACAATGCCCACGCGGAGGATACATTTTATTCAAACGATGAGACCTATGAGATGATTAATCAAGTATATGGTCTCACCCGCGCTGATGAAAAGGAATATGCTAGACTAGTCAGTCAAGTTAGCAAATTGCCCTGCATTGTTGATTATCCTCCACTGTTTGCGGCTGCTACCAAAGACGGTGTTCGTGCTGACACTCATGGAGACACGACTCCACCTCAGGAGGATCTGGCCCAAATACCCGGATCCACCAAGACAAAACTTAGTGTGTGGGAAGCCGATGAGAAGGCTCCCGGAAAATCAATTTCCGTATCGTGTAAAATTTGCATGCGCTATACTTGTCCTGGAAATGCATATACCAAAGGTGCCGGTGATCCACTAGTCAAGTGTGATGATCCGTGTTCTTTCCCTGGCGCGGCGTTGACCCCAGTTGGTTTAGATGAAGATGTTCAAGCTCCTTCTTCTGTCCCTCTTGATGAGGTTAGAATTGACATTGCAGCATATTTAAATGATGATAAAGGTCGGGGTGCCGATCCTGCTGCAGATGCTTTCCTAGATTCTTCGTTTTCACGAGTCTAGATGTCCGCGATATGCATCGCCTACGTTCGACATTTTTCGTTAAATGTCAGTGCCCTTAACCATTTGACC